ACAATCAACATCCCCTACATTTTCTTTTTACTCTTCCACTTCATCCTCACCGAACTTCCGATCGCAACTGCTCTTCATGTTGTGTTCAACACATTCGTAGTGTTGGGGTATTCACTGCGATTGCTCTGGGAAATACCTGAATTATATTTCTTTGGCATTCGTTCTCCTGCTCCCACCTCCCCCGGTGGTTGTTGGCGACGGGTGTTGACCCCCGTTGATGTTGCTCCCCGTTCTTTTCTTTCGCGTTTTTGGAATGTGGATGGTGATTTTGACTACCGTGATTGGGATCTTGCTCTTAAGTCTCCCTGGCTAAAAGAGTATGAGCTTAAGGCCATTGCTTCTCACAATGTTCTGGGAGAGGCGCGGCCTTTTCCTTTTTTGCGTGTGGAAAAACTCCGGCCTGGTGTTTATCATGTGTTGCCATTCGCTTCTCACTGCGGTATTCTCACCCACGTCCGTTCCCTTCGACGTGGGTGGTACGGTGCGGGTAACCCTGACCCAAATTTTTTTTCCGAGACATCTTTACGTTCTGTCGCTTACTCTTTGCACATGGGCGATTATGTCAAGTCGCTTTCCATTGCCCGCCGTTCTGCCCCTTACGCTGTTCCTAAAAAAATGGAAAGCTTTCTGGATGAGGCTGGTATTTCACACCCCCCCCCCCATGCTCCAGCTCACTCTCACCCTATTCATTACGCTTTGCGCAATCAGTCTCACAATATAGTGAGTAGGATGTTAGTGGGCAAGTGGTATGGCCTTTTTATCAAACAGCCTCATGTGGATTACCTTCGTTCTGGTGGTGCTACTTCTCCTACTGCTCTGTTCAACCCTAGGTACGAGGGTAAGGATATTTCTCGGTACCTCGGAACCGCATGCCCTACTACACATCACCCTACTTCCAGCGCTCCCGTTTGGTTTGCTGATGATGTGTTGCACCACTTGTCCCCCACTACCGTTGGAAGTTGGTTTGACAATAATCCTGCTTTGAATTATCTTGTGTGTACGGCTGTTATTCCTCCTGAGACCGTGTACGACCTGCCCAGTTTGTACCCGTCTCTGTATAATTATGAAATTACTGGTGATGTTCTCACTTATGTTCCTGAGGGTAGTAATGGTGGGGCTTACGAGCAGCCTTATTCTGCTAGACAGTGGCTTCATACCGGAAGAGTGATTTCCCCTTCAAATTTATGTTTACATGTCTCTTTGTTACACACTTCTTTCGCTCACCACATTTTTGTTATTTCAAGACCCGCGTTAGTTCCCCAGAAATATAGGGTTCTTGATCTGGCTCCAGTGACCGTCATTCCTTGGTATGTCCATCCATTTGGTTCTCTTTTTGATCGTATCACCACACCTAATTTACTTTCCTCTGTCATGCACTATGCTACTCGCGTGTCCGCCACGAGCATTCGCGATTGTTACGCCAAGGTGGCTGCGGAGCAGGCCCGCATTTACGGTCATTACCCCACCAATTATGTACGTGCCGCTGTGTTGTATGCTGTCTGGCGAAGGGCTCTTGACCGTCATTACACCCCATCTTCTTTGGGATATTTTTTCCTCAACCTTTCGTATGTTTTTTGCTTACCACTCTTGCCCCTTGGCTGGCTGTGGCAATCTTATGTTTCCATCACCCTCCCCAGACGCACTGATGTGAACCGCATCTGGCGAGTAAAGACCTCTGTCTGGGTCTCTTCACGTTCTGATTCCACTCTGCCCGGCGTTTATAAGCCTATCTGTTGTAATGATTTGTCTGTTTTCCAACTGCCCGCTCATGCTCGTTTTACTGCCCAGTATGCTGTGTGGTCTGCTCGAGCTTTCGTGTGGTTATTGGTTAAGAGCTCTGGCTTTTACGGATTGCGTTGTTTCCAAGCTTTTTTCTTTTGGGCTCCACGTGCTTTTCGATTCTCACTTTACTTGTTTGACATTGATCTCGAGGGCGCTCCCATATTTTTCTTGTTCTTCTTCATTTTTTACTGGTTTGGTGTTCGTGGTCCCTCTGTTCCTCTTCCGGCATTCCACCAACCGCTGTATCGCATCGCTAAATTCCTTCTTGCTTGTTGTTATTTCCTTCCCTATGCCCGGATAGGTGTTCAGCCCGGCTTTCATGTCGCTTATGTCACTGCTTTGAACTTTCTGGCTGTTACCCTTTCTTTTCCTAAGTTGCACCCTGTTATGTTCTGCCTTGACTATTTTGGACATCCTGCTATTTTCGGACATTCTGGTTCAAATGTTACGCATGGGTCTGGCAACCACTCTCGTTTGTTTCAGATGCAAAGTCCGGGGTCTTACAACTTCTCATCTCCGCACAATGTCTCTAGACCTGCGTTGCTTCATCCTGCTACAGGGACATATTACTTCGGTTATGGTAATGTGCAGTTTTGGTGCAATGTTTCGTCTATTTTTCTGCTGTGCGTCATTTTGGTCACATGCTTTCCTTTCCAGTTGGCTCGTGAGTACCGTCCGCGACATGACATTGAGGCTCTATCTGACGCCGGTGGCCTCGGTCTAGCAGAGCAGCATTCCACGGTTGCTGCGCCGGGTGCGACTGTGGTTGCTCCTGCTGGGCCTGAGGACGTTCCTGACGTGCTTCTAGACATCCCCGCTGCTGTTCCACCTGCTCACGCTGGAACCCCCGGCCCTCCAGAAGACCTTTTGCATGCTGCGCCAGCTCCTCCCGACCCTGTGCCGGCCTTGGCCGTTCCTGCTCCTCTTCCTGCTGGTGATCCCCTTCGCTGGTTCAACTTGCCCCCTTTAAGTTTTCCGGACTACGGTTCGTGGGTAAACATTGTGGAGCGGACTGCGCTGCCTCCGAATCAGGTAGACCCTGGTAACATGTGCGTCTGGGATTGCATTGGTGCTGTTTTGGGAGTTAATGGTATTCGGTGTTGGGCTGTGTATTGCGCTTCTTTGGACATGGCTGCTCGGGGTCCATACGCTGTTGGACTTGTTCCCGCTGAGGATTTGCCACGGATCTTGAACCACTTCGCTATTCCTTACACTGTTCATCGAGCAGCGGGGTTGAATGACAATTGTCCTCGAGGGGCTGGTGGTAATCCCCCCCCTTCCCGTTATGACCCCACTCTGCCACCGATGTACACTGGCACCGGTGCTCCTGGTTGGCCTTCGATGACTGCGTATCTGGAGACCTCGCCCAATTTCTTTCACCTTAGTTTGCAGGGTGTGGCGGACGTTGTCAATCCCGTTCCGCCTCGCCGTGGTGACATGATTGGATGGCCATCCAGGCTCGTGCCGGGGGTTGAGGTTTCTGAGGTGGTGAATATTCCGGCCAAGGTGTTTGCGACTGTCTATCGCCGGTTGCAAGGTACCATGCGTAACCCTCTTGGTCGCCACTTGCCTGCGGGTCGCATTGGCAACTTCCTGCTGCCAGCCGTTCCAGTACAGCGTGAGACGGTGCTCTATACCCCTACTGCTGCTGACATGTCTCTGGCTGGTGGTCTTGCTGCTGATATTAAGACTCGGCCCTCGGTTATGAACCTGCATGAGTGGAACGCTACTGATATCTCTCGCACACTTGACGTCATGGCGAAGGAGGCCTACAAGTTTGCCAGTACTGGGGTTGGTTATCCTTACCAGCCTGTTCGCCTGCACTTGTACCATGGCGCTTATGGTACGGGCAAGACATTTCAGGTCATACAGGACTTGGCTGCACAGCACGCTATCACTCCCTTTACGCCAGCTACCTTGGCGTTCCACACTTGGGGCCATAATCTTCGGGAGTCTTTGAAAAATGATGTTCTCACTGCTTTTCCCAATCTAGGTCTTCTCTCCGGCAATTTCATGACTGAGTGTGTGCCTCTGGCTCAGCCACGGACTGGTACTATTGTCATCGATGATGCTGGTCAGTGTTGGAATAGCTTCATCCCACTCCTCATCGCCGCCAACCCCGGTGTCAGAGACATCTATCTCACCTTCGATGCTTGCCAGGCCCAGGGTGTGTTTCCGGAGGCTCCCTCTATTTCACGGAAGCACCCTTCCACGTCGCAGTGGTTGGGCGCTATGTCGGCTCGTTACGCTACTCAGGTGGTGAGGACATCGCCCGATGTCACCGCGCTGTATGGATTGCCACCCGCCCCGGCTATTCCGGGTCGCGTTGTGCACCGTGGTGAGATCATCTTTGTGTCCCAATCCCCTGCTGACGTGCCTTTGCTAGCTGTTTCTCCAAGGTTTACTCAGACTCAAAGTATGGGGGGTCAGGTTGCGGACACTTTTACCGAGGCCCAAGGTCATACGATTCATGGGGATGTATGTATTGATCTGGGTGGCCTAACTGCGACTGCTACTGAGCACGCCGCCTGGACTGCACTGACGAGAGCCACTGGGAATATCTATTTGAAACTTGGCCCGATGCTCCCCAACCCTCTGTTCGTTGAGGGGGTGTGGTGTAAGAGTCAGATTTTGGCCGCGCTGCTTACAGTGGCTTCTACTCGTCGCGTGGCCCATCTCACGGTGGCGGAGGATCCTGATTCTCTTGTCAAGTCCGCCGTCCTTTCGCACATGTCTCGGTGCTTGTCACCCGCGGCTGCAGCGGCTCTTGGTCTCGGTGCTCCCGACCCTGTCGTTGGAGGACGGCCATATGTCTCTGCTAGGGTGCGTGAGTCCTGGTTGTCCTCCCCTTTGTCTTCCTCGGATGTCTATACTGCTCGGACCCATCGGGCCGTGCTCGGCAAGGCCGTCTCGGCTCCGAGTGCCGCCTTCTCCCGCCACTCAGCTCTTCACTCCCACAGTGCCACTGTGGCTCATGCTGTTCGCCATCTCACTGCTCTCCCTGGCGATGCTTTGTTGTCAGCTGTTCCTACTTCTTATCAGCTTCCTCCGGGCCCTGTTTTGACTGCAACGCACGACCCGATGTTTGATGTGGAGGAGCCCACTGATGATGTTGCTCGAGAAATGTTCGTCCCCGATGGGGCGGCTAGCTTTCAGCACATTCCTGATGGGGCGCCGGCCGCACTTCACCACACCCGGGCGGATCGTGTCACGGACCTGGCTGGCCAGCAGAAGCGTATCCGTGTGGGGCCCCACTCTGGCACGCTGTCTCAGTCTGATCGCCGTCGCCTTGCTAGCTTGAAGAAGGGTTTTGCAAAGTTCTTTGACGTTGATGCTTGGAATTCAGAGGCTTTCAACCCTGCCCTCATGGAGCACTGTTCTCGTGCTAAGTTGGCAAGCTGGGCATCTAAGCGGACCAAGAGAGCTTTGCAGCAGAGTGTGGACAAACAAGATCTTGACATGCCCTATAATTTTGTCAAGCTCTTTCCGAAGGGTCAGTATATTAAGAAGAAGGCTAAGTGGCGCAGTGATGCCTTTCCCTCTCAGACTGTGTCCGATTTTCATTTGGGTCGCATTTTCCGGGATTCTCCATATGCTCTATACCTGGAAACCCAGGTCCTGAAGTTTGCATACTCGTCCACTTACTTGCACTGCCGTGCCTCCCCCGATGATGTGAGCTCTTGGTATCGGCGTCATTGGCGTCCTGGTGTGATGACTGGCAATGATTACACCGCTTGGGATTCGGGGGTGGATCACGTTTTTCTTGAATTCGATCTTTGGCTGATGCATTTGTGCCATTTTCCCCAGTCTTACATTGACGCTCTCCGCTATGATCGTCTCAACACTCATTCCCATCTGGGGCCTCACTCCCCTCGTCAGGAGAGTGGTGATCGATGGACATGGATATTGAACTCGGCTCGTAATGCTGCTCTCACCGGTGCGAGTCTCGATTGCCCCAGGCGCACCCCTGTGTGTGTTAGTGGGGATGATAGTGTCACCTTGGGTGCGTGGCGTCGTTCAACTGGCTTTGTGCCAAGCCAGTGGATAATGCAACCTAAGCGCGAAGAGGGCGTCAAGATGGAATTCTGCGGTTTGGTTTTCGGTGGTGATGATATCACCTTCGATGCCTCCGTGGTGCATTGGCGGGCCAAGTTCGGGTTGCAGCAAGGCCGCAATGATCCAGATTACTGGCGCAGTATTCGGGACGCCATCCGTGAGTCTGCGAGCCGGCTCGGTAGTGATTCTCCCAGACTCGCCTCCGCTCGTCACGCTCTGCCCTGTGCTGTCCGTTGGTTCGACCTTGACCGTTCTTTGCTTCTCCCTAGTGCTCCTCCCCCGTATCAGCGTGCTTCTAGCTTGGATTTGCTTTCCTCCTTTTTCTCTTCTATTTCTTCGATTATATCTTGGTTCTTTTTCTTAGATCTACTATAGTCGTCCCCAATTTGTTTTCCATCTCCTTTGTTTTAGCTGTTTTTCTTTTCCTTTTTCCTTCTCTTCTTCTTTTCTGGGCGCGCTTTCAGGATAATCTAGCCCGCTACGCATAGAAGAATAAATCCTGCCATAGATTTCAGATCTTTAAATTGACATCACAGCCAAACTAGGTCCAGTTGTAATGACTGCATATGGTCCAATCACCCGTGTGGGCTACGATAATGTGATTGGTGACCGCATCGATCGAGGAAAGGGCGCACCATGCGATGATCTTTGCACGCCTCAATCTC